ATCCAGAACAACCTCAATATCCGCGTTACCTTCGAGAGCGAAGTGATCGAGAAAGATTTCGCCGTTATCAAGGCAGTTGCCGTAGGCCAGAGAGATGCTGTCCAGAGTTACGGTAGTGCCATCAAAGGAGCATACCCAAATGGGAATGTCTCCCACACCTATCTCGTGGAAATGGCAGAGAAGAGAGCCAAGGCAAGAGCCGTCCTTAAACTGTGTGGTGCATACAAATATGGCGTCTACTCTGAGGACGAGTCAGAAGAATTTAGGCAAGACTCATGAGCCACTGGTATGACAAAGAAGGCAATCCCTGTTACGAGGTAGAGGGAAAGAATGGGATGCGCCCATCCACGCTAAGAGACGCACGAAAGCACGGTTGGGTGCCATCCGTTTCCACTATATGGAATGATGTGGTCGCCCGACCTATGCTATCCAAATGGATTCAATCAGAATTAATGCAAGCCCTATGGACAGAAACCCGCTCAGTTGACATTATGAGCGAACCTAAAGAGTTCACTGAGGTTGAAAAGTTAGCGCGGGATAGATTTAATAAAAAGCAACAGGACGTCATGGGAAGAGGCACCATGATCCACGATCAACTGGAGAAGTATTACACTGGTGTCGACGTTCCTGTTGCTTACACTTCTATGTGTGAATCCGTGAATAGAAAACTCACCGAAGTTTGCGGAAGCAATGGTTGGGTTGCAGAAAAAGCATTCGCGCACTCATCTGGCTACGGAGGCAAGGTTGATTTACACAACGATGAATGGGTGGTAGACTTCAAGACCAAAGAGTTTCCAGATCAACCGAACGTAAAGAAAATGGTGTATGATGACTACGGAACCCAACTTGCCGCCTATGCCCAAGGTTTAGGGAGTGGTCGCAGGTTGCTCAATGTATTTATAGACGTGGGTTCTCCCCGCGTTCTCGTATGGGAGCATGAAGACGTGAATAGATTTCAAACCATGTTCAATCATGCTCTCTCCCTTTGGAAGTTGGTAAAGAAGTACAACCCAGAATGGCACGACAGGAGAGTCATGTAAGATGAATGTGAATAAGGCAATATTAGTAGGGCGCGTTGGGGCAGACCCCATCATTAATGAAACAGGCAAAGGGGATACAGTTGCCAATCTGTCCCTTGCCACTAACTCCGGTTACGGCGACAAAGAGAAAACCGACTGGCATAAGGTTACGTTCTTTGGTAAACTCGCTGATACAGTTAACGAGTATGTGAAGAAAGGTCAGGAACTGTACGTGGAGGGAAGAATCACTTACAGTAAGTACACTGACCGGGAAGGAGTGGAAAAGTATTCCACAAGCATCGTTGCATACTCAATGCAGATGGGAGCCAAGAAAAACAGTTCTTCAGTTTCTTCAACAAGCGAGGATGACTCGCTACCATTCTAAGGGAGAGGGAGGGGGGCTTCGTCCCCCCAATCTTTCGTGGCAAGAGGATGAGGAACAGGTTTTTCGCATATATCATCTAGCGAGGCACATCTGGCCTATGCGCCATGAGTTGACCCCTAAAGGCGCAATCCCTTGGGAAGATTGGTTCCAGAACCACACCGCTATGACCTTAGATGAATTTGTCATATGGTCTAATGAGCAACGGCTCAGAGAGAAATTCAAAAACGTGAAACATGCAAAGCATCGAATAGTGGTAGCCCAGAAAGAGAAACTAATTGGGAGAGAAGGATGATTTCAGAATATCAGAAGTTAATCCACAAGAGCCGGTATGCTAGGTATCTGGACTCTGAAGGACGCAGGGAAACATGGGAAGAAACCGTGAACCGTTACTGCGATTACATGAGTGACATAAGCGGAAACTTCCCCGCCTATCTCCGTGAGGCCATCATGGATATGGAAGTAATGCCATCCATGCGAGCCCTGATGACGGCAGATCCGGAAACCGGAAGTGGCGCATTATCTAGGGATAATATGGCCGGTTACAATTGCGCCTATCTAGCCGTAGATCATACTCGGGCTTTTGATGAGTCCCTGTATGTCTTGCTCTGCGGTACTGGGGTGGGGTTTAGCGTGGAACGTCAGTCCATTAACCGGCTACCAGAAGTGGCTGATGAGTTCCATGACACAGACACCACTATAGTTGTGGCAGACAGCAAGATAGGGTGGGCAAAGGCTCTAAGGGAATTGGTGAGTCTTCTATACCAAGGGATGGTTCCGAAAATAGATTACAGCAGGATCAGGTTATCAGGCGCCAGACTAAAGACTTTCGGGGGAAGGGCATCTGGCCCCGACCCACTGGAAAGATTATTTCGCCACTATATCGCCACTTTTAAATCCGCGACCAGCCGCCGCCTCACGAGCATTGAATGCCACGACCTGATGTGCTGGAACGGTGAGAGTGTGGTGGTGGGGGGAGTTCGTAGAGCCGCAGAAATTAGTCTGAGTAACCTGACTGATGAGCGCATGAGACATGCCAAGACAGGGCAGTGGCATCTTGAAAACCCACAACGAGCCTTGGCTAACAACAGCGTTTGCTACACAGAGATACCTGACATGGGAATCTTCATGCGTGAATGGCTTGCGCTCTATGAATCTCACAGCGGAGAGCGTGGTATCTTTAATCGTGAGGCATGTAAGAAACTCATGCCAGAGAGGCGAGATAAGGAGCATGAGTTCGGTTGTAACCCGTGCTCAGAGATCATTCTGCGGGCATCAGGTGTGTGCAACCTCACAGAATGCATCCTCAGACCCTCTGACAGACACGAAGATGTGGAAAAGAAGGTAGAATACGCCACTATCCTAGGAACCATTCAATCCATGCTGACTGATTTCAGATACGTTAGACCCATCTGGAAGAAGAATGCAGAGGAGGAAAGACTCCTCGGTGTGAGCATGACTGGAGTATTTGATTGCCCAATCGTTCTGAATGCATCTCCCGAACAGTTGCAGAAGTGGAGAGACATAGCAATCAAGACCAATGAGAAGTGGGCTAGACAACTGGACATCAACCCATCTGCCGCCATCACTTGCATCAAGCCGTCAGGTACTGTCTCCCAACTCACTGCCGTAGGTGGGTCGGGCTTGCATCCTTCGTACTCGAAGTGGTACATCAGAAGGATTAGGCAAGACAAAAAAGACCCATTGAATCAGGCCATCATTGATGCCGGGGTTCCATACGAGGACGACCCGTACAATAAAGAGGCTATAGTTTTCTCTTTCCCTATGGGGTCTCCCGCCAAGTCACGAACTAGGAATGATGTGACTGCGATAGAGCACCTTGAAATCTGGAAGAGGTTTGCGTTACACTGGTGCGAACACAAGCCTAGTGTTACAATCTATGTAGGTGAAGACGAATGGATGGAGGTTGGTGCGTGGTGCTACTCGAACTTCGACATACTGAGCGGTGTCAGTTTTCTACCGAGGGCAGATGATAGCCACTCGTATGAGGTCGCTCCTTATGAGGAGATTACTAAAGAAACCTTCTCCTCGTTTAAAAAAGTCTCAAGAATCGACTGGGATGCAATCGAGGAACACGAAGACAACACAATCGGAAGTCAGGAACTCGCATGTTCCGGGGACAAGTGTGAAATATTATGACGGACGGTACCCATAAAAAATTCTTGGAGCATCTTGATTCAAGTGCAGGTGCTGTCTGGAAAACGGCAATGGTTGCTGTGTCACAAGGATCACCAGTTATTATCAATCCGACTACTCGGGCTGAGACTAGGGATGACTGGAAAAAACATGCCGATGATGGAGACTTATTTATATTAAAGAGAGTTGAAGTCAAACATCTTAGTGCAGAATTTACAAGTAGGAATGACTGGCCTTTCGGAAATAAATTTATCGTGTGCGCTAAAGATAGTTATGATAATGCTTTGACTAAACCAACAATGTACTGCTACTGGAGCAAAGATAAAACGCATTATGCAGTTGTTTCTTGTCGTGACTATAAGCAATGGACAGTCGATACTAGGTTTGATTCTCGTTATGAACACGACTGTGAGTTTTATTTTTGCCCAATAGAACTAGTCACATTCCATAAAGAGGAAGATTATGAGTAATCCATATTGCCGATTTAAACACGGAAAGATGTTGCGGACTCGCGGAAAATTCTCTAAAAGAGATGGTGGGCTAAGACAATACTACCACTGCCGAAACTCTTACTGTAGTTACACCACGCTTGAGCCTAGAGTTGATGCCAAATTTTTTAAAGAGAGGGGGGATGACTACTATAGCCAACAGGCTCTCTCAGAAAGTAGTGATGTCATGCATCTTGCCTGTGCTAATTATCCCAACTGCGATACAGAGGGATGTGGAGAACACTAATGATTTGCTCAATTTGTAAGTGTGAATTTGATATTAAGGATGAGGGTGGGGTTGAGGGTGAGTTTGGTACTTTGCCAGTGGCTTTTTGTCACACTTGCTTGTCCTGTATTTATAACCTAGTAGATGAACTGGAAGAAGAATTAGAAGAAGACCAAGTACCTTGGCTAACTAAACCAGAATTAGATACTCTTCAGCGCAAATTATCTGACATGGAAAGATTACCATGAAACTTATGATCATTCCTGATCCTCATGCCCACCCGGATTACAACAACGAAAGATTCAGAGCAGTGGGTCGGCTACTCATGGAGGAGCAACCTGAGTGTGTAGTTTGCTTGGGGGATCTAGCCGACCTGCCGTCTCTGTCTTCTTACGACAGGGGGACTAAAGGATTTGAGGGAAGGAGATACAAGAAGGATGTAGCGGCGGCGGTCAATGCTCAGGAACTTTTGTTCGAGGCAATGACCAAGCACAACGCTAGAAAAAGAAGGAACGGCAAGAAGCAGTATAGGCCACGCTTAGTAATGTGTATAGGTAATCATGAGGATAGAATTACTAGAGCCATCAACTCTCAAGCGGAGTTAGATGGAACAATAGGCATCGAAGATCTACAGTACGAGGGGTTTGGGTGGGAAATTGTCCCCTTCAAGCAGTGCGTGACGATAGAGGGAATCACCTTCTCGCACTACTTCACTGCGGGTATCTCTGGACGACCTATCTCTAGTCTCCACATAGGACATACACTGGTTTCTAAACTTCACTGCTCCGCCGTTCAAGGTCATTCACATCTGTACAACCACGCAGAACACACACGTCCTGATGGACAGAAAATCTTTGGGTTGTCTGCGGGTTGCTTCTCTCACCCTGAGTACTCAGAGAGTTGGTGTCGAGACACCGAGCACCAGTGGTGGAGAGGTATTGTAATGCTAGAGGAACTGGATGGTGAGGGTTATTACGATGGGGTCAAGACAGTCACCCTCCGTAGAATTATGAGGGACTATAGTTAATCTTTGTAACACACCCAGATGGGAAGGCAGTGATTGTACTCCACTCGCCCTTCTCATCTTTAGTCGCGGCTATCTTAATGGTATTTTTGTTCTTGGTAATTAGGTAGCCCGCCGTCCAGAAGGTAGGAGGATCTACTTCCGATGGCTTCTCCCATCCGGAGGTGCCAAGAATATCTCTCCACTCAACCACGACTAACTTAGGATTCTTCATTACTCTAGGACTGCATCAACCTTATTCACGAGCCTGAGCCTTAGATCCTGCATCTTCTGATTAATGTTATTAATCCTATCTTCTTTGATGTCGTCACGCATGATACGATTGCGTCTGATCTGGGCTCGATCCTTCTGAAGTTTGGTGATCCTTCCCGCGATGTCCTTCCTGTATTCATTGAGTCGAAAGAGTTTATAGTCGTCGCTCTTTTGAAAATTCTTATACATCTTCCCCACACCATAGACTTCCTTGATACCGGTGTTAAGACTCGTTGCTGACCTTATGGATTCCTCGTAGTAGGAGTACTTGTCGTAGGCGAATCTGTTCTTGGATGCCGTAGGATCATGGAAGAACCGTCGGGCAAAGGGAACCTTACTCCAGATAATATCCCTGCTCTCCGGGTGAGTGATGCGTCCGGGCATCGGACCAATCGACCACGCTAGGTTGGTGGTCTTAGTCACAAATCTACCGGCACTACCCACTGTAGTCTCCCAGATGTGCTCAAATATATCCGGCGGGATACTTGCCCACCCAGCTTTGACCTGAGAGCCCCCTGTAATCGCGTTGATGAAACGAGAGACAGATTTGAATGGCGCGGCTGTCGAAGACCAGTATCGCTCTGAGGGGGGGTCTGCGGAGCCGTAGGGGGCTTCCTTATAAATGGGTTGACCGAAGTAACTCTCGTTCACTGCCAAGTCTATGAGTGGATCAAAGAGTGTTGGCGAGATGGTCTTGGCAGAACTTATGAGCAGATTGTCACTGCCTCCCCACGAGAATGGAAGGAATGAATCCACCGTGGTGGAGAACAGATGTGATGCCGCCTTTGGTCCGGTGGTGTGACCCATCATTAGAGCG